GCTGGCCATTGTCACCAGCCGCCACGACCGCAAGTCTGGCGGCGAGGTGGGCGACAGTGGTCGAGGCAGCTCGGCGTTTGCTGGTGCGGTGGACATCGTGCTCCACCTGCAGCGGCTGACGGGCGACCAGACCGGCAAGGAGCGCCAGCGCATGCTTGACGGCATCTCGCGCTTCGAAGAGACGCCGGACAAACTGCTGGTCGAGTTCGTGCCAGGCGAGGACGGCGAGCGGTCGACGTTCCGCGCGGTGGGCGACGTCGGGACCGTGCGGCGCGAGGGGTTGCGTATCGAGATCCTGGCGTCGCTACCCACCAATCACGAGGACGCGCCCGAATTTCTGGAGCTGCGGAAAGAGCTGGGCGTGCGCGAGCTCGAGCTGCGCGCGGTGCTGCGCGACCTGATCGGCGAGGGGCTCGTGGAGCAGTTCGGACGACCGCGCCGCTATGCCCAGAAGGCGGCCGAGGACACCAGAAATGACTGGTGAGTTTAGTCCTAAAGGGAAAATCCCAAATCCGGGGTATATATACCGGGATTCCGGATTTTTTCCCCCGAGGGTGATTTGGGGGCGCGAGCAGGGGTGGCTGAACGTCCGCGACCCGTGGGGGCAGTGGCACTCGATACGGGCCAGGGAGGCGCCGACGGGCTATGCGCGGCTGGCCACGCTGGCGAAACGCGGCCGGTGAGGGTGCTGGTGGCGTGCGAGTTCAGTGGCATCGTCCGCGACGCGTTCGCGCGCATGGGGCACGACGCGTGGTCGTGCGACCTGCTCCCCACAGAGCGCCCCGGCAAGCATCTGCAGGGCGACGTACTCGAGGTCCTGGACGACGGCTGGGATCTGATGGTGGCGCACCCGCCGTGTACGGCTCTGTGTCGAGCAGGTGATCGCTGGTATCGCGACTCAGACGCGCGACACGCCGCGGTTGAGTTCGTCGACGATCTCTGGCGTGCGCCAGTGCCGCGGATCGTGATCGAGAATCCTCGAGGACTCAACCGGTTCTGGTATCGCGAGTCGCAGGTGATCCAACCGTGGATGTTTGGTAAGGGTGAGAAGAAAACGACGTTACTGTGGCTGAAGAATGTGCCGCCGTTGATGGCCACGGTGGTAAGCACCGGGCGTGAACCTCGGGTGCATTACGCCGCACCCGGGCCGGAGCGCTGGAAAGTGCGCAGTCGCACACTGGAACCGGTCGCGCGCGCGATGGCGGAGCAGTGGGGATGAGCCAGATGCCGCACTGGAGCGCCACCCGTTTCATGCTCTTCGAGCAGTGTCCGATGCTCTTCAAAGCCCACTACGTGGACGGCGAAGCGACCGAGGTGACCGAAGCGATGGCGTTCGGCTCTGCGGTCCACCACGGGCTGGAAGCGCACTACCAGGGCCAGGACGGGGTACGCGCCTTCCGCGACATGTGGAAGGGCTACCCCACGGGAAACCGTGGGCTGACCGCGGTGGGCCTCGACCTGCTCGAGCAAACGTTCGCCCTCAAACTCGAGGGCATCCCCGAACGCGGGTTCAGCATCGACACCGAGAACGAGCTCGGCGCCCCGATCGTGGGCGCCATCGACCTGTGGGGTGCCGACGGCGTCATCTACGACTTCAAGACCACGCGCGGGGCGTGGTCGCAGGAGCGAGCGCAGCGCGAGCAGTGGCAGCCGATCCTGTACACGTGGGCGCGGTGGAACGACGAGCCCGAGTACGCGGCCGCTTTCGAGTACATCGTCCTGGATCGCGTCAGGGGCACGCTCAGCCGCTTCCGACGGGAGTGGACGCCGCTGGAGTGGCTCGAGCAGATCAACGGGCTGTGGACCCGCATGCAGCGTATTTCGGTGGACGTGGCCCAGAACCGCTACGTGTGCTCTGGCGACCACCCGAATTGTCCGGAGTGTGGGGCAAAGTGGGAGCACGGGCATGAGTGCGAGCCGCAGACGCAGCGGAGGATCCGGCGGCGTGCCTGAGCTACTCGTGTGGTTTCTGGGGGGCTGGCTGGTGGCGAGCCTGGTACTGGCCGCGGTGCTGTCGCGCTGGTTGCGGAGGATGCGATGACCGACTACGCGATCGTGCAGCTTCGCGAGCTGGCGAAGAAGATGATTTTTCTCGAGCACGCGGCCAGGCAGGCGCTCGAGCGAGGCGATCAGACAGCGGCGCGGCAGTTGTGGTTCGAGCGGGTACAGATCACCAGTCAGCGGTCCGCCAAACTGCGGGAGTACTGGAACACAGCAACGCCCTCGGTGGACTGACCCGAGGGCGTTGCCGCGGTAAAAGGAAAGGGGCCTGTGGCCAGTGTATCAGGAGCGAATAGCCTGGTCGTAGGCCTCGCCGAGCAGGTCATCGGTCAGGTCTTCGTAGCGCAGGTTGTGTTCGTGGATCCAGTCCTGCAACTGGTCGCGCGACCAGTTGGGATGGTCGCTACCGAAGAGGTCGCTGAACGCGGTGTAGGCGTCGTTGATGGTGGCGTAGGTCATGAGTCGGACACTTTCTGCTCGAGGCGCTCGAGCGCAAGATGCAGATAGGGCGGGATCGCTTGCGCGCCGGTTTCCCAGCGCTGGACCGTGATCCAGTACACCCCGAGGACGCCGGCCAACTGTTTGAGAGTGAGCCCGTGACTACGGCGCCAGCTCCGGAGATCGAACGCGGGCACTTGCCGGGTGTGGAGCGTGGCCACGTACTGAGCGGCGGCCGAAGCCCCGGACGCGCCGGGGCCAAACTGTTTGACGACAGAACCGGTGTCGTCCAGGACGCGCCACCCCGAAGGGTGACGCTCGGTGACGTAGGTCATACGTCGTCGACGGGTATGACGGTATGAGCCAGCACCATGACGCCGGTACCGTCCGGGCGAGAGCACATCAGTGCCGGCTCGACGCGGATGACGGTGAGCACGGTCTCGGTCCCGTCGAGCATGCAGACCACGCGCGCGCCCGGCACGAGCACGGCCGGATCGATGTAGGCGGGCAATTCGAAGGTAGTCATGCCACACCACCGGGCAGCACGGTGGTGGTGCAGACGACGCCGGCGAGGAACATGACCGCGCCAAAGATGAGCGTGGCCAACAGCCGGTTAATGCGGCCGAAGGTGGTGGATCCGGGCGAGGAAACGACGGCCTCCGGAATGGCCGGGGGTTGAGCCCGGCCGAGGAGGGTACGGTCGTCCATATCAAGGTGAGTCATGGGTGGTGCCAATCCTTTGGGGTTCACTTTGCGGGGCGTCGCCCCAGCGCGAGGCGGCGCTGGAGCTCGCGGTTGCGTTCGAGGACCACCGCGTCCGGCACTGGCCGAGGGGTGGTGAAGTGGTCCGTATCGCACGGGCAATCGTGGAGTGGTCGGCCGGTGCCGACGTCATGCCCGGTGACGTACTGGCAGGAGAAGCGTGGGCTAGCCGTCCAGTCTGCGGGCATGACCATGTGGGCATTCGCCGGGTGTGTACAGGTGGTCATGAAACGAGCGCCCGGTGGGTGAAGTTGATGAGTGGCTCGTGGCCGGGCATGGGTGCGACGAACAGCCACACGAGCGCGAGGATGACGGCCAGGAGAGTGACGCGGTAGACCAGCTCGTCCCAGTTCATGAGACGGGAGTCTGAGTAACCCACGCGTTGGCATGGCGCATAGCGTCATCAATCTGGTGGGTGTAGTACGTGCCGAAAATGGCCGGGATACCGGCATCGCGCCGGGTTTCCTGGTCGATGTAGCGCACCACGAACCGGTCGCGAGTGGTGTTCGTGAGAATGTCGGCCGCGAGCGTTTCCGGGCCGTTGAGAATCGTTGCGTAGTGTTCCATGGGGTGCCAATCCTTTTCGAGAGTGAATGCTCCGGGCCTAAGCGGCCCGGGCCAATCGGATAACGAAACCAGACGTATCTTTCTTGCCGCGCCCTTTAGCCGACAGCCCAACGAAAACGCCGGTAGGATCTAAGAAACGCAGGTCATCGTTGTCGCCGTCGACGACCGGTCGCCCGGCATACGCAGCCGGTAATTGGTGGGGCTTGACTCCGAACACGGCCGCCACATTCGCACCGGCAGCCAACACCCGGTCAACGTCGTCGTGGTTGCTCTCTGCACGCGAGAACGTCAGTGAATAGTTGGCCGGGTGCTGCCCCTGGACGTTCGCGATCGCACGTGCCGGGTGCTTCGTGTAGTCGTAAAACTGGATCTCTGGGAAGGTCTCGAGAACCGTCCGGCCATCGTTGAGACGGATCCGTTCCCACGGAAGATCGGAGGTGCCGTTGAGGCGCACTACCGGTATGAGCCCATTCCGAAGCGCTCGCCGGATGTGGGTTTGAATCGACCGAACCAGAAGCTGGTTGAACAAAAACCGGTTCAGAAAATACATGCGTGTGCGAGCAATGCGAGCCCGTTGGATATCGTTCAAACCGTTTTCGTCCAGCTTGATGCCACCATGGCCGGCGGTGTTGAGACACGAGGCCCGGCACCCGTCGGTTGCGTACTGACAGACGTCATAGCCTGACAGCCCAGCTGGCGCGAAGTGGAGGATGGCGGTGGAATACCCACGCGCCCGGCCCTTCTTTGTCTTTGGGTTGTAGCCATCTGGCGTCAAGAGCTCGAAAAAACCGAACTGCCGGTAGCCGTCCTTGCCCGGCAGAAGCTGCGTCTGCTTCATGACGAACGTATCGAGTTCGGAAAACTCACGGCCGGTCATGGCGTGCGTTCCTCCGCAGTTCGGCGCGGATCATGTCAATGTGCGCGAGCACCTCATCGGCGGGCCAGCCGTTCTCCACGTCGTGGGCGAGGGAGTCCAGCATTTCGAGCAGGTAGTCCAGGGTCATGCTCATGCGGTCCGTTGACCGTGCCTCGACCGAAACCCGGATGCCGTCCCGGTCTACGAACTGCGTCGGCCGGCCTGCGAACTGCGGGTACGCATCGCGTACTTCATCTTCCGTCATTACCAGAACACGATCCGAACCGGGATCGTTGGCGTCGCTCAGCGCGACGCGCCATGTGTTGGATGCCATGCAAGCAATATAGCGGATCGCTATAGAGTCTGCAAGGGTTCTCAGATTACGGGACGATTACAGCCTCCAGGACGTCACGTTGACGTGCGCCAGCTTGGAATGCTTCTATCCTTTAAGCGCCCATGACTGTAGACCTTACTCGCACCACGGAACCCGTCCGCTCTACCAGTGTCGGCCTCGGTATCCGTCCCTCAGGCCAGAACTTAACCCCTGCGCAGGCTGGACGAGCCAAGCACGCGTTTCTGAAAGATTACGTAGCGTGGGCAAACATTTCGAGTGCATGTGTCGTCGCTGGCGTCATGCGACAGACCTATTACACGTGGTTAGAGAATGACCTTGAATTCGCTGCTGCAGTAAAGCTCGCCGGTGAGGCTGCTACCGAACGCTTAGAACGTGAAGCATGGCGACGTGCTACCGAAGGTAGCCCCTATACACGTACCTCTTACTGGCATGGTGAACCAGTCGGTACCGACTCTAAAATCGAGTACTCAGACCAGTTACTCATGCTCTTACTCAGAGCCCGGAAACCTGACCTGTACAGAGAAAAGGTCGACGTAGCAGTCAACCAGATTATCAAGTCAATCGCTGGCGTTGACCCTGCATCCGTGCTCTAACAAACCACTCTAACTGTTGTTGCCACCTACGTTTGTGCAAGCAACCGTAGGTGGTCTGTTTGTAACGGTCGCTCACACGTACCCTGCCTGCCCACGGCCCCGCGGGCGGTCACGCTCACCAGGACGAGGGCCACTCCCCCACGTGCCCCGATCCGTTCGCGAGCCCGGAATCCTATACCCCCAGAACGGTACATCCCGAGATGAGCGAAAACAGAATTCAGAATCTCTGTTCTACGTGCAAGCAGTGGCACTACGGTGTGGTGTGCGCTCGATGCCGGGCGCAGGACGAGGGGCGGAGATCGCAGGACCGGACGCGGTATCAGCGCACGACTCAGCACAGCATTGTGAGTCCGGAAATGTTTCACTGCAAGCCGGCGATGTTTCACGGAGAGCACGGGTGTTATCTGTGCGGTGGAGTGGTTGAGCCGACCACGGGGATCGGGCAGGACCATGTGGTTCCGCGCGTGTCTGGAGGGAGCGACGAGGCGGAGAATCTTCGTCCGTGTTGTCGGCAGTGCAATCGGCTGAAGGGTCGGTGGTCGCTGGAAGAGTTTCGCCGGCGGTGTGAGAGCGTGGTGTACGACCTCCCCGATCGACATCTTGGACGGCCCGTGTCGCCTGATCGTGTCTGGCTCTATGAGCGCATCGTCGTTCACATGGGGTGGTGATCCGTGAAACGCCGTGTCAAAGTGTTTCACGGTTGAGTTTTCGGGTAGCATGCCGGCGTTGAGAGCGTTGCTGGTGCTGTTGCACGATGTGGGTGCGCAGTTGGCGATGTCGTCGAATCGAGTCGAGCACTACTGGGGGTTGCACCTGCTCGAGGACTGGCGGGGTCTGGAGCTGCTGGCGCATCGGGCTGAGGTGGAGACGGTGGTGAAAGATGCCGCCGAGTAACAAGCTGAGCCAGGTAGGACGGCCGGCGACGGTGGAGTGGGGCACGGAAGCGTCACCGGATGAGGCGCCCTATCAACCCCACGGGGCGGCTCTGGAATTGTTCCGAAGTCGGCGTCGAGAAGTGCTTTTATCGGGGCCTGCCGGGACGGGAAAAAGCCGGGCCTGTTTAGAGAAATTGAACCTGATTGCGATGCAGAAGCCGATCCGTGCGGCTATCGTCCGGAAGACACGGAAAAGCCTGACCCAGAGTGCCATGGCGACCCTCGAAAACAAGGTGTTGCCCAGGCCGAATCAGGTGCGATTTCACGAGGGAGATCAGGAATATCGGTACCCGTCCGGGGCACGAATTATGGTCGCTGGACTGGACGATCCGGAGAAAATCGGGTCCACGGAATTCGACGTCGTGTACGTCCAGGAAGCCACGGAATTAGGTGAAGACGACTGGGCGATGCTCCTCCGCGGGCTCCGAAATGGAGTGCTGAGTTATCGGCAAATCGTGGCTGATTGCAACCCGAGCTCTCCCGATCACTGGTTGAAACAACGCTGTAATGCGGGCGAGTGCGAGCTGCTCGAAAGCACCCACGAAGACAACCCGATGCTCTATCAGCAGGGAGAGTGGACCGACTTCGGCAAGGAGTACATCGCCACCCTGGATAGCCTCACGGGGTTTCTGTACCAGCGGTTGCGACTGGGGCAGTGGGTGGCGCCCCAGGGGCAATTCTTCGTCGAGTGGGATCCTTCGCTGCACATCTGTCCCAGATTCGAGATCCCCGACGAGTGGCCGAGGTGGACCTCCACGGACTACGGCTTCAGTGCCCCGTTCACGTGTCTCTGGTTCACCCGTTGTCCGGAAGATAAGCGCATCTACGTCTACCGCGAACTGTACGGCAGCGGGTTCCGAGACGAGGTGCAGGCGTACAAGATCCTCGAAGCCAGCGGCGACGAGCGGATCGTCCAGAATATTCTGGACCCCGCCATGTTCAATCCTCGAACGGAAGCACAGCGGCCCTCGATCGCCGCGGTGTACTGGACGTGTGGCGTGCGGCCCCTCTTTCCGGGCATGAACTCCAGGATTCCGGGCTGGGCACTCACCCGACGAGCGCTGGCTCACGACGACGGGCCGCCACGTCTGCAGATCCTCTCGGGAGCTGCTCCCAATCTGGTGCGGACGTTGCCCAGCATGGTCGTCGATCCGCTCGACGGCGAAGACCTCGCCGATACCCTCGGCAGTACCAAAACCGAAGACCACAGCGTCGATGCCCTGCGCTACGGCCTCGCCTACGAAGCCCAGCCCCCGCGCCCTACGACCCCCCGGCCTCTCCGATTCGGCTAGTTGCTACACGCATAGATGGCGTGTAGCATCGGAATGTGCGTATAGACATTACGTTGACGGGGACGACGCCGTTGCTGATGCACAACGTGCAGTTGGCGGATCCGGACAATGCCTTTACGAAGGCGATCGCGGCGATCAATGCCAAGGCGTCCGAGATGACCGAAGACGATCGCCGCGAGAAAGCGAAGCTGCAGTGGTTTGGCGGGTTGTACATCGGCCGCAACGGGCATGCGGGACAGCCGGTCATGCCGACGGCAAACTTGCGGCGCTGTTTTCGCGACGCGGGCGGGGCGACGCGCGAAGGCAAGAAGATTCTGCGGGCGATTATCCCGTTCGAGCTCGAGGTGCCGCTGCTCTACGACGGACCGACCGATATCGAGCAGTTGTTCAAACTCCCCCAGTTCGCCTTCACCACCATGGTGGGGATCAATCGCGGCAAGGTCCAGGGCACCCGCCCGCAGTTCCCTCAATGGCAGGTGCGCGCTCAGTTCGAGTTGATCACCGAAGTGCTGGACTACGCCAAATTCGTCACCATCGTTCAGCGTGCCGGGATCTCGGAAGGCCTGGGCGACAATCGTGTCAATGGCTACGGCCGCTTCACGGCCCTAGTCAAGCAGGCATGAGCACGGCTGGGCCGGGCTTGGCAAGGCATGGCCTGGCGGGGCTCGGCAGGGCATGGCACGGCTGGGCTAGGCGTAGCAAGGCAGGGTTTTCATGGACACGCTCGGGCGGGCCTCGGCCCGGGCGAGGCCAGGCTGGGCGGAGCGTGGCGTGGCTTGGCCCGGCCAGGCGAGGCAAGGCAGGGTTTTCGTGACTCGGTCCCAGAACACGGCTAGGCGTGGCTTGGCGGGGCGTGGCGAGGCTGAGCAAGGCTCTTCTCCGATCCCAGAACCGGAGCGCGAACGGTTTGTTCCCAGACGTGCCGATGGACGTGCCTTCTGGCGCGTCCTGTACGAATACCTGCTCGCGGTTGCGCCAGGCGAAGTCATTCCGTACGCCGATCTGCTGGCGTTGCTCGAGATGGACACCTCGGCCAAACCGTTGCTCTACGCCAGCATGTCCCGCGCGCTCCGCGAGTTACGCAAAAGCGACGCGAAACGCGAGGTCGCCACGTTGCGCGGTGTCGGCTACCGCGTCCTGCACGCCAACGAGCACATTACGAAAGCCGAATTGCACAAGGATCGCGCCGAACGCCAGCTCAAGATCGCCAACGACGTCATCGACGCGACTGACCTGGCCGCGCTGACCAGCAGCGAACGCGACCTGTGGTCGCAGGTCAAACGCGGCATGGTCCTGCTGTATGCCGCGGTGAGTACCCACGAACTCGCTCTGTCTCGTCACGAAGAGCTCATTCACTCCTTGCAAGAACGCGTAGATACGCTCGAGCAGTCGCCGCCGTAAACTCTGCGTATCTTGGCTACACTCACCCGTTCGTCCGGTCCGGCGGGGTGGGGTAAGTCCGCGTCCGCGGAAGAGACCATGCAGCAACTCACGTGCGAGCTCGCCGACCAGTTGCAGCGCGACTTCCACGATCGCGACGTTCTCTATCGCGACATCGACGCCACCCTGTTTTCGAATTTCCCGATCGAGATCCCCGAGGCGTACCGCAAGACAGCGGTGGAGGTCAGAGCCCCACTGGCGTTGCACATCGCCCAGAACGTGGCCGCCGCCCTGAGCGTCAACGCCCCGACGGTAGGCTTCCGACCCGTCGGCTTCGGCGACGTCTACCAGGAGAACTCGACGCGACGAGAGCGCTTCTTCGAGGCGAGCTGGCAGCGACAGGAACAGGAAGCACGGCGGCAGCTCTCCCGCCTCTTCATGTGGAGCCTCGCCGTTAAAGGGGAAGGCATCTTAAAAACCCTGGAAAGAAGCGCCGCGGCGTGGAGCACGTACGCCCTCGACTCCGAGAGTTATCAGAAAGAGCTCGAGCAGGACGGCCTCGACCAGCACGCCCAGGACCTGGCCTACGACAAGCACACCGAAAATCTCAAACTCGGCCTGCCGTACCCCATCGCCACCACCGACGTCCCGCCCGAATCCTTCTATTACACGCGCAACGAGAACGGCTACACGTCGGTGGTGGAGATCAAGGACGTGCCCTACCTCGAAGCCCTCGAGCGTTTCGGCGCCGAGCTCGACTCCAGTGGCAACGTCCGTGCTCCCTCAAAGGACAGGAGCTTCGATCCCCAGGCGGCCCAGCTCGCGCGCCCCGAGTGGAGCCACATCATGAAGACGGCCGGCTCCACCACCTTGAAATGCATCGAGGCCTGGGACGAGCACGTGCAGGTGGTGTGCCTGTCGGGACCTAACCAGATCGCGAAGGGCAACGACCAGTCCACCCTGTGTAAGGTCACCCAGCACAGTTACGGCGACCCGCATTTGCACACCCTCAGAGGTCCCTACTTCCACGCGCTCGGCATCACCACGGCATCGAGACTCCCGGAGCACGCCGGCCTCAGCGTCCTGTACGGCTACCTGCAGCTCTTCAGACTGATCGACTCCCTGCTGACGATGCAGGGCAACTCGGCGTACCTGACCGGCTTCCCGGCCTGGAAGCAGACCACCAACCCGAACCAGATCCCGGGGCTGCCGTACGGGGCCAGCGGTCAGGAGCAGGCCGTCCAGGACCGCCTCGAGCCGGGCAAGCTCTACCCCTTCGACGTCACCCCCGTCGACCAGCCCCAGTCCGGCCAGGACGCCTCGAAGCTGCTGACCAACGTGCAGCAGTTGGTCGAACGGGCTATGCCGGCCGCGTTCTCGGGCGCGGTGGGCGCCGACCAGTCGGGGTACGCCCTCAACCAGGCCGCCTACCTCGCCGGGCTCGCCTTCAATCCCATCGTCAGCAACGCGGAAGTGGCGCTCGCCGAGAGAACCGGCTTCGAGTCGTGGCTGATCGAGAACAGGATCGCCGAGTCGGTCTATGCCTGGGGCGAACAGCCCGGCAAGACGGGTGGACGAGGCGCCGGCCAGACCAAGGGCTCCTGGCTGCGCATGGACCCCGCCGACCTCGAGGGCATCCACCGCTACACCGTGCGGTTGAGCCCGTCCACCCCCTCGAACGAGATCATCCAGATCCGCAGCATCGGCGAGAAGATGCAGCTCAAGTTGATCACCTACGAGGACGCGGTCACCGAGGCCGGCGGCAACCCCGACGAGGTCGAACGCTCCTGGCTGCTGCACGATCTCAAGCAGAGCCCCGAGATCCAGCAGCAGTTGAAGGACGCCGTCTTCCAGAAACTGGGCACCATCCAGGCCAAACGCGTCAACGCCGCGGGCAACCCCAGCCCGGCCGAGATGGCCGGGCTGCAGACCGGCGCGGTCACCAACGTGCCCGGCACGCCCGGTACCCCGCCGTCGGGACCGATGCCCGGCGGCATGCCCCCGAACCCGGTGCCGTCGCCCGGAGCGGGCCTGCCTCTCGCGCCACCTCCTCCCGGCGGTCAACCAGGGCTGGCCATGCCTCCCGGCGGCGCGCCGGCCGGCAACGTCGTCGTGCCCAACCCGCCGCCCAACATGCTGCCGATAGGCCCGGGGCGTTAATCGACATGTTTCCAGGTCTTGCGCACGACGATATGCCGAATCCCGACAGGGTTGATCCCGAAGCGTCGCCCAAGACTGGCATACGATTCGCCACTCGCTGCGGCCACCCGAATCATGCGCACCTGTTCTTCGTTCAGGATGGCGAGGGGGTGCGCGGAGCCACGTGGCATGCGACCAATTGCTCCACTGCGTTGCCGTTCAGCCATGTCTCTCGAGTTGTCGTGGCGGGTCCCGACGATCAAATGACTGGGGTTGCAGCAGGGCGGGTTGTCGCACCGATGCCGAATCACGAGTCCATCCGGGATCTGCTGCTGATGCGTCAATTCCCATGCAATACGATGCGCTGTCTGGGTCTTTTTCTCACGCGAGTAGTATCCGTAGCCATTGTGCGTTGCGCCCGTCCACGGCCAGCATTGGTCCGGGAAGCCAGTCCGGACGTGATCCCAGAATGTGCCCGGGTCATTCTGGATGCGCATCCGAGTTGCATTGGCGCATCGACGACCACAGAACTGACGCTTGGTCGCCAGGCTTTTGCGCAACGTGAACGTTGTTCCACATTCACGGCACTCGATCTCGGTATGACCAACTGCATCTCGACACGCCACGCTGCAATAGCGCTGCGTCGCCGCAACAGACGGATGGCGTTCAAAGGACTCACCGCACTCAGGACAGACCCTGGTGACTTTTCCCGTTGCCGCATACAGCCAACCGTTGGGTTGTCTGTCGAAAGTACGTCTCTCCACATCCGAAAGTATACCCGCGAACGGAGTCTGGCCGACTGATGCCCGAGCCCGGCCTGCTCGATTCTGTGGCTACAGACCTCGCTGTCTGGATTGATCAAGAGTCAGCACGTATCGCAGCAGCTATGGCACCCCAGGGAACAGCCCCCTTTGCGGCTCAGTTGAGTGAGACACAAAAGTTGGAATATTACCGGGCACAGTTATTTAACCCCGACGGCACGCCGAACCTGCAGGGCCGCCAGCAGGAGATGCAGCGCCTCGGGCCGCAGGGGTTCACCCAGGTCTACAAGACCGTGCTCAAGGCGTACCCGCAGCTCCGGCTGCCGACCCCGCCCGGTATGCCGAGCGGGCCGGTCACCGAGATGACCCCGCCCCAGGCGCCCAGCGGCGTGCCGGTGCCGGCCGTGCCCCGCGGCATGCTGACCGCGCCGAATCCCAACATCACGCCCGTGGTCCCGTTCGGCGGGTAAGGAGGAGCCATGGCGACGTTTACCGTTCCCATCACCGGTCCCGACGGCGGCAAGGGCACCATCACGGTCAACGCTAGCGACGCGGCCGCCGCCGTCGACAACGCCAAACAGGGCGGCAATACCCCCACCGGTAGCGCCACCCTCGTCGGCGGCACTCCCAGCGCTCCCAGTTCTCCCTCGAATCCGAGCACGCCCTCGAATCCGAACGGTCCCGTGGGCACCAACCCCGCGGTCAACCAGGCCATCCTCAACAACCTGCAGGCGAACGCGCTGCAGGTGTACTACGACGCCAAGCTCAAACTGGACACCGACCAGGAGGCGTACCAGAAAGCCGCCCAGTCGATCGCCAACGACCTGTCGGTCGCCGGGGCCACCGGTACCTACAACGGCATGCCGACGCAGGCCGCCATCAAGCAGCTCGCCGACATCGCCCAGCAGCAGGCGACGACGATGACGAACTACGCCCAGCAGTTCGGGGTGTGGGGCGTGCCGCAACAGGGCCAGCAGACGCTGGCGTCCCAGCAACAGGCCTACGACCAGGCCGCCAAGACGGCCGAGCTCACCGGCTGGTACACCCCGCCGACGTATTCGCCCGTGCCACCCATCACCCAGCCGGCCACTGTCGGCGGGACGACGGCCGCAACGACACCAGCAACAGGTGGAGGAGGAGCCGCTCCGGCGGCACTGACGCAGGCGTCATACATGACCGCGCGCACGGCCCAGTTGCAGCAGAACGGCATGAGCCAGCAGCAGGCTCAGCAGACCGCTCAATCCGAATGGGCGCAGGGCTACGCTCAGTCCGGCAATGTCGCGTACGGCATGCCGTCCGGTCTGACCTCTACTCCGGCAGCGGCCGCAGCGACCGGCGCGGCCTGGCAGGCGCCTACCTCCGCGCAGTGGATGACCGCGCGCGTGGCGCAACTGCAGCAAAACGGCCAGAGCGCCCAGCAAGCCACCCAGACCGCGCAAGCCGAATGGGCGCAGGGCTTTGCCCAGAGCGGCAACGTCGCCTACGGCATGCCGAGCGGGATCAGTTTCACCGCCCCGGCGGCTCAAGCCGCAACGCCCGCGGCGGGTGGCACCTCGAGCCAGGACCAGTACACCACCGCGCGGATTGCCCAGTTGCAAGGCACCGGCATGAGTGCCGCCCAGGCAGCGCAAACCGCACAGGCAGAGTGGGCTCAGGGCTATGCCCAGAGCGGCAACGTCGCGTACGGCATGCCTTCCACGACGACTCCTGCCGCAGCAACGACGACTCCGTCAGCCCCGACGTCGCCGACGACGGCCGCCACGGGACAACCCGGCGGACAACCGGTGCAGACCCTGGCCGCGTGGCAGGCGCAGCAAACTGCGGCCCAGAACTACCTGACGATGATGGCCGGACTCCGCGGACCGGCCGATTACGCGCAGTACCAGAAGGTGCTCGGAGCGACCCCCGGCGGAATGAAAGACCTCGTCGCCGCCGCCGCCGGCCAGTACATCCCCGGTGGCGGGGCCACCACGGGAGTGCAGCCGACCGCGGTCAACATGAGCAACTTCCTCGGCAGCGCCACCGGCGGCCAGCCCACCGATCCCTCCGGTCAGGCCGCCCTGAACACGCTGGTGGCGCCCAACCAGATGGCGCCGGGCACCTGGAATAATTTAACGCCTTCGCAACAGCAACTTCTATTGGGGCAGTGGGAATCCCAGGGGTATACCAAGGACGACGCGCAGGCGCTGTTCAACCAGAGTCTGCCCAAGTACGCCCCGCAGACGGGCATCGGCGCGGGATCCTTCAAGCTCCAGTAGGCCAGCATGCCCGATTTGCCGGACATCCCGGAAGACCAGTACCGCCAGTACGAGGCCGACCAGTTTCAGCAGCAGGCCAGCCGTCGGATCGACGGCCTGAGTTTCGAGAATGCGGCGAATTCACGCATTGCCACACTGGAACGTCCACCGTCCAGCGATAGCCTGACCAATCCGCTGGGCACCGGGAATATTACCCCATCGCAAGCTCCACCTCCGGAACCCCCGGTCGAGGCTCCCGTCCCTCCTCCGCCCTCCCCAGCCCCCATCGCTCCCCCCGAGCTCTCGCCGCCACCGCCGGACCAACCTCCTCCAGCGGATGTGGTGGGGCCACCTCCACCACCGGTTGCGCCGGCACCCCAACCAGTGGTGGCGCCTCCTCCCCCTCCAGCACCGGCTCCGCAGGCCCCTCCGGCTGCGTCCACCGGTGACTGGTTCGGGAGTGCGCTGAACGCCGCGGCGGCAGCCGGCGCCAACGTCCAGACCTTTGCCAATGACCTGACGTCGCGCGTGGCCAGCGGCGGGCAGGACATTTTCGGTCATGCCATCAACGCGGTGGCCCAGGCCGGCGGCGACGTGCAGCAATTCGCCAGCACCTTCACTCCACCTCCCCCGACTCCGCCTGTGGCCGCGACGGCACTGAGTACGTCGGGGTCGCAGACGGGGACGGGGGGTCTGCAGGCCTATGCACAGCAGATGGCCTCGAAGTACGGCATCGACCCGCAGGTGTTCGTCGCCCAGATCCAGCAAGAGTCCGGCTTCAATCCGGCAGCCAGGAGCGGCGCGGGTGCCCAGGGCATCGCCCAGTTCATGCCGGCCACGGCAGCAGGTGTGGGCCTCGACCCCTCCGACCCGTACGCCAGTTTGGAGGCAGCGGCCCGAATGGACGCCCAGAACCTCCAGAAGTACGGCGGCGACTGGTCGAAGACCCTGGCGGCTTACAACGCCGGGCCGGGCAACGTCGACAAGTACGGCGGGGTGCCGCCATTCCAGGAGACCCAGACCTACGTAAAGAACATCCTCGGCGCGGCCAGGAGCACGGGGCAGCAGGCGTTAGAAGGCGTGGGCGGCGCGATCGGCAACGCGGCCTCGGCCGTGAGCACTGCCGGCCGCAACGCGATCAATACCGTCAGCCAGTTCGGGGACGCCCAGCTCTCGAGCGATGAGGCCTATTCAGCATGCGGCCCGGCCGCGGCCGTGCGCTTCGCCCAAATGTTCGGGCGCAACCCGACCCTGCGCGAGGCGACCGACCTGGCAAAAACCGTGGGCTGGACGGTCGCCCAGGGCATGGCCGGCCTCGGCTCTGAAAAAGCGCTGATGGACAAGATGGGCGTGCCGACAACGATGGTCGGTCCCGACATCCAGCGGCTGGCGGCCGAAGCCCAGACCGGCAACCCGGTGACCATCAGTACCCAGAACCACTACTTCACGGCCGACGGCTACGACCCCAACTCGGGCGCGTTCCACGTCGGCCGCAGCGGCCTCGACCTGAAGGGCGGCAGCGAGTGGATGACCCCGGCCCAGATGTCCGCGTTGATGGGACCCGTCCAGGGCGGCCTGCTGGCCGACAACCCACAGGTGCCGGCGCCCAGCACAGCCGACCAGGGCTCCAACCCGCGGAGTTTTCTCGATCGCGCGAAGGATGCTATCGGCGGCGCCTTCAACGCGGTGGGCACCGCCGTGCAGCAGGCAGTGCCGTCGTCGCTCGGGACGGCCGACCAGGACGTCAATCGTCTGGACAGCGCGGTGCAGCAAGCCTCCAGCCTCAGTGCCGCGGCGGACACCATGGGGATCATGGGACCCGCGGCCAATCCGCCGACCCCGTCGGACTCGCTGACCAATCCCCTGGGCACGGGCAATCTGGCCCCGCAGCAGAGCCCCGTCGATCGCCTGAAGAGTGCCTTCGGCGACTTCATCGATTCGGTGCAGGGCCAGGGTGGTGTCATGACTGCCGCTCAGCAGCCCACGCCCAGCGACACGCTGACGAATCCCGCGCGCTCCACCGTGATGCCCGCGGACAGAAGTCTTCAGCCGTCGACGTCCGGTCTCACCGAGGGGCCGATCCCCAGTGGCATCCCGATCGTGAGCGGCGCGGGCAACCTGGCCGCCAACGCCATCAACACGGCGGGCGATGCGGTCAAAGCCAACATTCAGAATGATCCCAGTCTGCTGGCGCAGGTGGTGCGCGCCGTGGCTGGCGGGGAAAGCTCGACGGCGATTCAGCGCGATCTGCTGGCCAAATACGGCACCTGGATTCCTGACGACCGCTTCACTCCAGAGGACCGAGATCGAGCCGGCAGTCTGGCGATGCTCGTCGGCGGCGCAGAGATGGGCGGCGCAGGCGATGCTGTCGATGCCCTGGGCAACAAGATCAAGCCGCTCGAGGAGCAGGCCGCCCAGTTGGCCGGCCGTACCCTCGAAGGCGGCGCGGGGTTGCTGGGGCTCGGCCAACCAGCGGCATCGCCCGGAGCAGCAGCGAGTGCTTCCGCGGCGCCGAGTCTTGAGGACTTCCTGCGGACGGCGCCGCGTGCGGATGACGTGGTGCCGACCCAGACGGTCGATCAGCTTGCCCAGAATCTGCGCACGCGCACGGGACCGCCCGGCATCAGCATCGAGCGCGGCTACCTGGGTATCCCTGGCGGCCCCGAGGTCGCCGACACCGGTACGCGGTACGTGGTCTCGCGCAATGCCCAGGGCGAGCCGGTCGGCGTGCTCGAGCTGCATATCGATCAACCGAGTGGGCAGCCCGGGCTGCTGCAGGTCGCGGTCGATCCAGCCTATCAGCGGCAGGGCATCGGCACCGCGCTGTACCAGGCGGCGCAGGACGCCGGGTTCGATGTCGAGGCGGCCAGCGGCGCGGGCGGCTACACCGACGCGGGCGCTCGCTTCGCCTACGCACGCCGTTACCCGTCGGCAGACAGCGCCCAGGCCGCTGGCGTACATCCACTCACCACCGTGGATCCGGTCGCGGCCCAGGCTACTCATCCATCCAACAGCGCCATGCCGCCCGAGGCTGCCGTGGCCAACCAGGCCGCACATCAGGTTGGCGAGACGTCCGCTGCAACCGGCACGCCCCTCGATCGGATCAATGCCATGTACGCGGCGCCGAAGGGCGGCGACTCGATCCTTCAGCGCATGGCTGATGCCCGTACCGCGATCGTGCGAGCGCTGACCGATCGCGGGGTCGACATCGCCCAGGCCCAGCAGGCCTACGCTACAGCCCTGGCTCGCCCGTTGAACGCGGACGAGATGATGTACGAACTGAGCCGCCTGCAGCCGGGACCGGCGGCCGAGACGCGGTTGCAGCAGGGCCTCGCGCCGGCCATCCGCTCCGTCGGCGACGACTACCAGGCGCTGCGGAATTACGTCACCGCCCGGTCGAACATCCAGGTGGCCGACGGAGTCGGACAGGACCTCGTGCGGAACCTGGCCGATACCCAGGTGCCGTCCAACCTGACTGACAAAGTCAACAGCGCGCAGACGAGCCTGCGCGGGCGCCAGGCAGCGCTCGAGCGTTTGCAGGCCGACAGCCTGCCAGACGGCGCCAGGGTGGCGGCCGCGCAGCGCAGCGTCACCTCCGCCCAGCGCACCCTGACGCGCGCCCAGTCAGCGGTCGAGACCGCGCGGCAGGCCGTGCTCGACAGTGCCAGCCGCAGCGGCGCCGAGGCCACGGCCAACCGCATGTTCTCGGGCGGCGTCAACAAAGCCGACAGCGAGGCGGCCATCCAGCAGATCCAGCAGGAGCTCGGCCCCGAGCGCTTCGCCAGGGTGCAAGCCGCTGCCGATCAGGTCTCGGAGTACGGCCGCACCCTGCGCCAGCGGCTGGTCGACTCGGGCGTACTCAGTGCCGACCAGGCCGACGAGATGGCCAGCAAGTACCCCGACTGGGTCAAGACCCGCATCCTGCAGCACATGGACAACGCGAGTGGTGGCGGTCAGGCGAGCGGTACGGGGATCGGCCTCGGCTCGCGCGACGTCCACGCCTACACCCAGGCCGGCACGGTAGCCGCGCGGGAGGACCCGCTGGCCTCGATGGTCGCCTACACCCACCAGGTCGAGAAAATGGCGATGAAGAACGACGCCTTCAACGCCGCGGTCAAACTGGACCAGGCCAGTCCCAGCCCGCAGCTCCGCCCCGTGACAGGCGACTTCCACCCGACCAGCGACCAGGCGACCGTGCAGGGCTTCATCAATGGCCAGAAGCAACGCTTCGTCACCGACAACAAGGCCCTGGGGCAGGCAATCGAGGGCGCCCACCAGACCTCGCTGCCGAAGTTCATGACCGCCTGGGCCAACGTGTTCCGCAACGTCGCCGCCAGCCGCAACCCCGCGTTTGTCGCCGGGCACGCGAGTTTCACCATCCCGCAGTACATCTTCCGCCAGACCGCGCTCGAGGGCGGCCCGCAAGCCCTGCCGCGCGTGCTGAGCGAACTGGCCAAGGGGTACGGGGACGTCTTCCAGGGGATGCTGCAGGGCAAAACGCTGGCTGAGGCTGGCGAGGGCACCCAGCAGTTGCTGCTGGGTGGCGGCGGCCAGTTCGGAGCGCTCAGCGGCAGCAGCCAGGACGCGGCCAGAATGGTCGAGCAGATGCGCGGTATCCCGATCAATTCCCCCGCCGGCGTGCGGAGTCTGATCAGGGACCTGATCACGCTCAAGCCGGTCGAGAATCTGGTCAACCGCGTCGACTACGGCCCGCGCGTGGCGGCCATGCGCCTGGCCGAGCAACGCGGCATGAACCCGGTCCAGGCAATCGTCGCCGGCCGCGACGCGACGATCGACTTCAACCGCGGCGGCACGGCGACGCGCCTGCTGTCGCAGATGATCCCGTTCCTGAACGTCGGCGTGCAGGGGCCGCTCCAGGTGGCGCGCACGTTCCGGTCCAACCCGCGCGCGGCGATCTTCACGGCCGGCTCGTTGATCGGCATGCCCACCGTCGCGGCTGAGATCTGGAACAACGCCGACCCGCAGCGCGCGAAGGACTACGCCGACGTGCCCAAATACATCAAGGACCAGGGCATCGTGATCATGCTGCCGACCGAAGCGCCCGTCGACGCTCGAGGCGATCGCCACCCGCAGTTTGCCTGGATCAACACCCGCAACTGGTCCCCGTTTGTGTCGATGGCGCGCGAGGCGACCGACCGCGCCATGGGCAAGGACACCGGTAGTTGGCAGGACGCCGCAGGCTCGATGCTGGCCGGCGCTCTGCCGGTGCAGGCCACCGGCCCGGCCGACTTTGCTCAGAAGATGGCTCTCAGCCTGCCGGGGGTGCAGACCGCTGCTCAGCTCGCGCTGAACAAGGATTTTTACCGTAACCGCGACATCGTCACCAACCGCGCCGACGTGGCCGCCAGCCCGACGGCCAAGTGGCTGACTCCCGCCGCGCAGCGGCTCGCCGACGTGGTGGCGCCCGGCTCGACGGCGCGGCCCTCCGCGATCGACTTCGCCATCCGCAATATCGGCGCCGGCACCGCGACTGCCGGGCTGAGTGCTACCGACATGGCGCTCAAGAGCGCCGGCTACGGCCCGGCCCAGACCCCCAACCAGTCCGCCGCCGGGCCGTCGACCATCCCGGTGCTGGGCAGTGTGGTCGGCCGCTTCGTGCGCGGCAACACCGGCGAGTCGCTGCAGCAGGCGCGTCAGGCAGCGCTCACCCCGTCGGCCACCCAGCTCTTGCGCGACGCCGGGGTGCAGTACACCCCCACCCCGGTGCCGAGCACGGTGCAAGGCATCCCCCTGCAACTGGACGAGGAGACGCAGTTACAGGAGACAGCTAATCGCTATGTCGACGACTTCATCCACCGCACCGCTCAGACGGCAGGCTGGCAGCGAGCCACGCCGGCCCAGCGCCAGACCATGATCGAACAGGCAGTCAACCTGGGCCACCAGCGCGCCGAAGGCGAGATCCTGCGCGCCATTCCGTCCGAGGAACGTCGTGCTCGTCTGGCCCAGGCCCTACCCCAGCGCGGCGCGGCGTCAGCGGCCGCACAAGCGTGGATGAACCCCTAAGGAGCCCGTATGCCGCCAGCAGCCCAGCCCGCCACTTCGTCTTCCAGCCCGTCTGATCCGTTCGACCCGTACACAACGCCGATCAGTCCGCTCATCGCGCACCTGACGGACAAGCACGGGTCGCCGCTGGGTACGCCCTACAACACCAACCCAACCATCCCGAACCCCAGCGCGCTGCCCGGTGAGCCGAAGGACATCCCCAATCCGAACCCGACGTACCGCTATGTCTTTGCGGACGGCACCGTGCTGGAAGCGACCTCGACCGGCGATGTCTCCACGCTGAATGAGAAGACGCCGTCCGCCAATCAGACCCACCCCAACGTCACGGGCGCGGACGGTTCGGTGTACGTCTGGGATCCCAAAGCCATCGACCCGACCACCCAGAAACCGGGTACCTACACGAAGGCGCCCGGCCTGCCGTCGGGCGAGGCGAAGCCGACCGAGGGAGCCAAGCGCGCAGCGGTGGAGGGCGGCCGCAACGTCGAGCAGACGTACTCGGGCGGCCAGTGGGTCACCACCTCGGTCGGCAGCAACGCGACGCCAGGCGCCGCGGTCGAGGGCGCCACGCGCGACATCGTCGACAGCGGCCGCTACGTCACCCAGGCCTACCAGAACGGGCAGTGGGTCACCACGAAGGTGGGCGACAACGCCATCCCCGGCGCCCCGAAGGCGGGCGACAAGCGGCCCTCGGTCGACGGTGGCCGCTACGTCGAGCAAACCTACGACGGCACGAGTTGGCGCACCACGTCGGTCGGCGACTCGGCCATCCCCGGCGGGGGTACGGAAGGGCAGAAGCGGCAGGTGGTCGAGAACGGCCGCAACGTCACCCAGACGTTCCAGAATGGCGCATGGACGACCACCGGCATCGGGGAGTCGGCCCTGCCTGGCGCGGCCAAAGTGGGCGACAAACGGCAGTCCATTGAGAATGGCCGCAACGTCGAGCAAACCTATGACGGTACGACCTGGCGGACCACCGGTATCGGCACCAATGCTCTGCCTGGCGCGGCCAACGAAGGCGACAAGCGCTCGAACGTCCAGGGTGGTTTTACCGTGGGCGAGGTGTACCGCAACGGTCAGTGGATCGTCGACCCGAGCGTGCCGCCGACCCGCTTCACGCCCCAGGACCCGACCGTCATCAGCGCGCCGTCCACCCAGGCCAACATCGCCACGATGCAGAACGGGCAGATCAGCACCCAGACCAACCCGAACTTCATGCCGACCACCACGGCCGAGGTGGCGCAACGGGTGGCCCAACTGCAAAGCGCGGCGCAGCAGCAGCGCGACGCCCTGGCAGACAAGCAGCGGTCGGGGGCGATTACCGCCGACCAGGCCGCGCAGCAGTTCGATAGTTGGTGGTCATCTAACGTCGAGCCGCAGAAAGCCGTGCTTGACGCGGCCCAGCGCACGGCCCAGACGACCGAACAACAGAAGGCCGAAGAGTCCAATCGCGCCAACTACGCCACCGCCATGGGCGCCGGCCAGAATGCCGTCGAGGCGTACAAGGCCCAACTTCCGAACATGGTTGGGCCGGGCTTTGGCAAAGCGTTCGGCCAGCTCGCCGACGCGTGGACGACGGGCAAGCCGGCGACGGGGATCGACTGGTCGAGCGCGCTCACGTACCAGATGCCGGACCTGAACCAGTTGTCGCAGCAGGTCACCAATCAGGCCCTCGCCCACATCTCGCCGACTGCTGCCCAGGGCATGAGCCAGTCCACCGGGCAGACGGCCAATCCCCAGATGGCCCAGATGCCCCAGGGCATGGACATCAACCAGCAACTGAACCGCACCAACTACACCCCGACCACGACCGTGGCCCCGGATGGAACGGTCACCGTCAGCCACCAGAATCAGCCCCCGCCGCAACCGACCCCGCAGCCCCAGATTCCGCAGCATCCCTTCTATGGCGGTTTGCAACAGGGCTACGGGGCCGCGCCGCAACAGGATTTTCGCGGCCTCGCGCAGGGAGCCGTCATGCCCCCGTACCAACCGAGTTTCTGAGGATCGATTACGATGCAGCCAGCAGCACCAGAGCCTTCGGCCGTCGAGCCATCCGCGGATGTTCAGGCAGGCGAGGTTTCTTCCGAGCAGAGCCGACCGGCTTCCCGCACCTTCCTGCAGCGGTTGTTCCGCAACGGACGGGGGAGCCAGGAGCTCGAGCCCGAGGAGCAACCCGAGCCTACGCCACAGACGTCCAGCGCGATCACGCTGACGCAGGAGGAGCTCGATCGTCGGATCCAGGCTGAGACGGACCGTCGCGAAGCCAAACGCGCGACCCAGGCTTCCGCCGAGCGACGCCGCAAACTCCGCGACGAAGACCCGTGGGCCTTTGCCGAGGAAGAGCGCAAGGCCGAGCAGATCGCTCACCTCGACCAGCAGAACGGCGAGATCCTCGGCAACATCGGCGCTACCCACGACCGCTTCACGGTCGACCCGGTGGTGCTGGCCTTACCTCAGGCCGAGCGGAACCGCATCATGGCCATCGAGGGCGCGGGTCTCGGTCTCGAGGGACGCAAGCTCATCGTCGAAGAAGGGCTCAAAGCCCTGGAAAAACACTGGAAGGCCGAGGGCGCCAAAGACGCGGAAGACAAACTGCGCCGCAACCCCGCTTTCCGCAAACAGGTCCTGAACGAGTTTCGCCGGGGCATGAGCGAGCCCGAGTTCATCGGCAGTGGTGCTCCCTCGGCGAATGACAAGAACGTCTCGAACTTGCTTCGAGGCCAACTGGGCTCCAGACGCTCACTCTAGAAGAAAGGAATTACGAGCCGTAGTGACAGCGGCAACCGCAGGCAACCGTACAGGCCGACCAGTGAGCAGGTCGTTCCTCCCCTGGCGCATCGAGCAAGTCTCTGAGCGCCCATCGGTACAACCGACCGTTGCGGATGCCCGAAATTGTGGCGACGTTGATGCCGAGACGACGGGAGTATTCGCGACCGGAAATCCCGCGCTGCGTGTAGATTTCGCGTGCCTGGTCGCCGGTCAATCGACGGTACGGCCCGATATGCAGTGGCGATTCGCGAGCATGAATCTGTTGCTCGCTCAGCGTCGCCCAGCCCAGGTTCTCAGCACAGTTGTCCAACTTGTCACGATTCAGATGATTCACTGTGTGGCCAGGGCTGGGACGTGGGCCAAGAAACGCCTTCGCTACCTCTACGTGGACCTGTACCCACGTTGGCCTGCCCGAACCAAACGAGTAACTGACGCTCAGGTACATACCACGGAGGTGGGGCTTCAGTACCCGCGGTTCTGGTTTTGGTTTCAGGTTGCTACGCTTGCGAACCGAGCGACCGGCCAGGCGCACCGTGCCCTGGTCCTGCCTGGGCGCAATGCGTCGGATACGTCCGAAGCAACTGACCTCGTAAATCCCGTCCCAGCCAGAGACAGAACGCCACTCTTCGTCGCCGTTACACTGATGCTGCATCGCGGATTACTCCCGTGGTGTCGCGCCCTCGGCTGTGCTCAAACAGCGCGAGGGCTTTTGCTGTCCATTCTACCTGATGCTCCCATGAGCGTTAGGTGCATTTGAAAGAGGCTTGGTTAGATGCCGTACAACTCGATAGCCACAAGGGCGACACCGGGCGCAGGAGCGCTCATTCCGGAAGACGTTCAGAAAGAGATTGTGCAATCGGTCGAGCAAAAGTCAGCGGCACTGCGACTTATGCCGCATGTCACCATGAAAAGGGCTCAGCAAAGAATCCCGGTGATGTCACAGTTGCCAGTCGCATACTGGCTGACAGGTGCATCGTTAGATGCACGTGATATCGGCATGAAACAGACCACTACCGTTGCTTGGGACAATGTTTACCTCAACGCAGAGGAGATCGCGGTCATCGTCCCGATCAGCAAGAACTTGCTGGACGACATCGATTACGACTTCTGGACGCAGGTCAAACCGAAAGTGACCGAGGCGTTCGGGGTCGCGCTCGACGAGGCGATCTTCTTCGGCAACAACGCGCCGTCCACCTTCCCGACCTCGATCGTCGCCTCGGCATCGGCCGCGGGCAACCTGATCATCGCGGGCGCCACCACCCCCGACTACCTCGCCGACGTGAATGCGGCCATGGCCGCGGTGGAATCCGACGGCTTCGACATCACCGGGTTCTGGGCGCGGCGCCAGGTCAAGAGCAAACTGCGCGGCTTGCGGGCCACCACCAACGAGCTGCTGTGGTATCCCGACACGGCCCCGACGGCGTCAGCCGACACGGGCAGCCTGTACGGCGAGCCGATCATTTTCTCGAACGCGGGCCTCAGCGGGTACGTCACGGGCGCGGCCAACTACTCGATGATCATGGGCCAGTGGGACCAGAGCATGCTCGCCATTCGCGAAGACATATCGATGGAACTTTTTGACACGGGCGTCATCACCGACAACGGCAGCCCGCCCGTCATCCAGTTCAACCTGCTCCAGCAGGACATGGTGGCCCTCCGGGTCATCGCGCGTTTTGCATGGGCAGTTCCAAATCCCGTGAATCGCCAACAGCCGACCAAAGCCTCCCGGTACCCGTTCGGGGTGGTGCAGCAGAAGGCTGCTACGGGTGGGGAAGGTTAGTCCCAGCCGGATCTTGTTGAACGACGTCGAAGGGATATCCCCATGAGTAGCGTCATCTTCCTGGCGAGCGTCCAGGACCCGACCACGCCCACGCTGATCCACGGGGTGGGCGACCAGGCCACCGTGACCGACGAGAATGCCGTCCGCGCCATGTTGCGCGACGGCAAGCTCTCGCTCGCCGGCGCCACGGTGCGCGGCCAGTCGGTCACGCCTATCGCGGCCACGACGGCCACCGTCAACTGGACGGTGGATCAGCCGTGTACCGCGATGGCGGTCAATTACGGGACGACCACGGCGTACGGCTCGAATCAGGCGGCAACGCCTGCTTCGGGCTCGGGCGCCATCGTGGCCAACCTGACCGGCCTGACCACCGCGACGCTCTATCACTACCGCATCACCGTCACGGTCGGCACGGCCGTCACCCTGTCGCAGGACGCGACGTTCACCACGAGTTGAGCCATGCCCGGCGGACGACCCTATAAACGCCCGGTGAGCCGAGCTCAAGCCAGGTTCTTCGGGCTGGCCGCGGGCGGTGGCGTGCCGGGCTTCGACGCCACCGACGCCCAGAAGAAACTCAAAGGCGTCAAAGAGAACAAGCTTCCCGCCAGAAAGGGCAAGAAGACGTAATGCCCGTCCGCAAGACTGCCAAACCGAAGCTCACGCCCAATCCGCTGTCGCCGTCGTTGGGACCACCACCCGGCGCGACGGCTCTGCCACCGTACATTCCGCCGATGGTCAGCCGTAAAGTGACGGCAAAGGCTGCCGGGACGAAAAAACCCAGGGGGAAGACCACATGACCGCAGTCCGCGCACTGGCGCCACTCGAGGATGCCGAGGGACCGATCGCCCCCGGCACCGTGTTCGAGACGACGGACGAACAGGCCGCCGCGTGGAAAGCCGACGGCAAGGTCAGCCTGCTTACCGACGAAGCGGCGAATGCGAAAGTCGCCGAGGCGGGCCACTACGGCGAACGCACCGGTCGCGAGGACGTCGAGTCCACCGGTGAGTATGGCGACCGCACGGGGCGTAGCGACACGAAGCCGCTCGAGCCCGAGGACACGAAAAAGGGGAAGAAGTAATGGCGAGAGTGCGTTTCCTGGCACCCGCTGCGGATCCGCGCCCCGGCCAGGAGGGCATCGTCTACGGTCCGCAGCACGAGACCGACTTCAGCGACGAGGACATCGAGTACGTCAGAAGTCTGTGGGTGGACGGCAAGGTCGAGATCCTCGATTCCACGGGGCTGACCCCGCCGGCGACACAGGCCGCGCCCCAGACGGAGACAGAGACGGATAGGGAGAAACGGGCGAAGACGTGAGCACGACGCTCGCACAGCTCGAGCAGGACACCGCGCGGCGGTTGGGGCCGTACTCGTCCGCGTTCACGGATCGGCAGATCCCCAACACCGCGCAGTTCACGTTCGCGTCGTTCCCCCAACTGCAGTCGCAGATCGACCTCGACTCGGTCACTAACCTGTGGCTGCTGCGCCGCGGCGTCACCTGGGACGGCACGCCGATCACGCTCGACGTCGTCGACCGTCAGCGGCTAGTGGCGAGCTACGACCCCGAGATGGGCCGTGTCTATCCCGACCACCCGTGGGGCACGATCCCGTCACCCGGCGAGGTGTGCGAGTTCCATCACCTGAACCCGGAGCAGGAGCTGCGCGTGGCGGTTCTGGCCGGACTGCGGCGCTGTTTCCTGCCCGACCTGATCCAGGTGCAGCCGATGGCCCAGTACGGCGGCATCGACGTGACGGCCCAGTTGCCGTGGCTGACCGACCCGTGGCAGATCGATCGCGTCCAGTACGGCTGGCTGCAGCCATGGACCGACGCGCCCTTCGAAGCCGTGTCTCAGGGCGGGCACATCATCCTGATGGGCAGCGCCTACTGGGCGGCGCCCGTGTCGATGTGGCTCACCGTGTGGCGGCCGGCCTGGTCGCGCGTGAACGGTCTCGACTCGAGCGGGCCGACGGCTGACGACGACGTGCTCGACGTCGACCTCGACTATGCCGCGGCCGCCGGCCACATCGAAGCCTGGCACCGCTTTCCTGCGCGATTGGCGACCGCTGCCGCGGGCGGTACGCAGGCCACCCAGGTGATGGCCGCGGCCGAGTTCAGCTACCAGGCGCGGATGTTCGGCCCCAGTCGGCCGACGACGATCGGCTTCCGCTCGAGCATCGGCTTGCGGCCGAGCACCCTGCGGTGGAGCGGCAGTCGGACGTGGGTCAATCGGTGATCGATCCCGCGGTCCTCAACGGCAGCGTGCTCGGGGTTCCCGCCGGGCCGCCGTCGTGGTCGCAGGGACCACCAGGCCCGCAGGGGCAACCCGGCGCGGTGGGGCCGGTTGGCCCGGCGGGACCAGCCGGCCCTCAGGGCCAACCAGGACCACAGGGCTCGCTCGGTCCTGGCTGGGTCGTCGACACGCGCAATCCGTTGCCCCAGGACTACACCCTGAGTGTCGGCACGCTGTGGTTGAACGCGTGGAACGACCAGTACTGGCTGTTGACCTCCAACGTCATCAACGCGGCCGTGTGGCAATACATGGGCAACCTCGGCGGCCCAGCCGGTCCGCTCGGGCCTACCGGTCCACAGGGGCCACAGGGAGTGCCGGGCGCCACCGGGCCGCAGGGACCCCAGGGCAATACCGGGCAGCAGGGGCCGACCGGCAGCGCCGGCCCGACTGGCAGCCAGGGGGTCGCTGGGCCTCAAGGGCCGACCGGCCCGCAAGGCACGGTGGGGAATACCGGGCCGCAGGGCAATCCGGGCGTTGCCGGTCCGACCGGGCTCACCGGGCCTCAGGGTGCGACGGGTCCGCAGGGAGCCACCGGGGCGGTCGGGCCAGCCTGGACACCGACACCACTGGCGATCAGTGGACGCCGCGGCATGATCCGCAGCACGGTGCTGACCGACCTGCTGGTCGCTCTGCAGAGCCAGGGCATCATCACCAACAACACCACGGCGTAGTCTGAGAAATGCCCACCCTGTCGTCGCGCCGTCGTCCCTGGCCATGGGATCTCCGTCTGGGCCTGATGGACCAGCCGATCACGGGACCGCACACCATCGGCGACCTGCGGCCGAAAACCATCGGCCAACTGCGGCCGCAGTTGATCGGCCACACGCGCCAGACCACCGCGCAGCAGATCTTCCGCCAGGGACTGATGCTGATCCCCGGGCAGACGGGCCTGCTGGTGGGCAAGAAGCAGAAGCCGGTCGATCCCTACTTCCCCCCGGCGCAGGACTACGACTCGGCGCCGATCTATAAGGAACGCACGTTCATGTTCAAGCCGACCGGCGGCATGGGCGAAAGCGTGCAATCTTCGAATACCGACCACCGCTACCACTACGCCATGGACTGCTGGGTCACCGGCGGGCTGTTCGGCCAGGGACCGCTGGTGCATCCGATCGTGCCGCCCAGTACCGGTCCGGTGCGCCGCTTCGTCGAAGCCCTGAACGCCTCGGGCACGCTGGCCGTGTTCGTTCTGGCCGGCCCGTACGTGCTCGTCCGCAACGACGATACCAATGCGGGCCAGGCGGCCGTGATCACCCGCGCCGGCCAGATCGCCACCGACGCGCAGCGTTTCAAAGGCGCGTACTCGGGAGCGGTCGACGCCTTGTACGTGGCGTGGAACGACGGCGTGCTGCAGGAGCGCGCGGCCGGCGTCACCACCACCTGCGCCTTGCCCGCGGGCTTTTCGGCCAACCTGCTCGAGATCGTCGGCGACGAGCTGTGGGCCGCCGACTCGGCCGCGTGCGTCATCCGCAAATGCACCAACGATCCCAAGATTGCCGGGTCGTGGTCGGGGCCGATCCTGATCGGGAACCCGTCCATCCCGATCACCGCGATCAGGCAGACGACGAACAGGTTGTGCATCTTCAAGGCCAACGGCGACGTGTTCACGACCAATGGCGACGGCTCCGACAACGACCTGTTCCCGGGCCTACAGAGCACCGTCGACGTCGATAACGCCCGCACCGCGTCCGCGTGGCAGGGCAGCCTGTGGTTTCGGACCGATCATGCCTTCTGGCGATTAGACATGCAGGGTGGCGCTGTCCTCACTGCCGAAGGACCGGGCCGCGCGCTCAGCAACATCAGCGAGGTCAAAGGCCCCGTCCAGGCGTTCGAGGGCTGGAACAGCCAGATGGCGTTCGGCGTGATCTACAACGTCTCCAAGAACACCAGTTACCTGCTGACCTACGGCAACTGGGAGCCGGGCCAGACCGACACGGGCACCAGCTACAGTTTCGCCGACCAGTGGGATGGGTGTATCGCGCACTGGACCGGCCGCAAGGCCACCGCCTTGTGGGTCTCCAACATCCCCTCCGACGCGCGGCTCTACATCGGCTTCGCCGACGGCGGCTACGACTGGATCAAACTGGTGCCGTTCCCGCTGACGCCCGACTCGGGCGCCGAGTTTACCCTGGGGCCGAGCTACGTCGTCGTTCCCTTGCACCACGCCATGTTCCAGGCCGACAACAAGCAATTCGTCGGCGCCAGCGTCTTCGGCCCGTGGTTTCCTCAAGGCGCCGAGGTCGACCTGAGCTACCGTCTGCGCGGCTCCGCGGGCATGCCGCCGACGACGCCTCCCCCCACCAGCGACTTCATCGCATGGGACACGCCGTTCACCTTCAACGGGCAGCGCCAGGACCTCGGGCAATCGATCGCGGGCAACGCCATCGAGCTCAAGATCACGATGAGCTCGACGAGCACGGCCAGCAGCATGGTGCTGCAGGGGGTGGGGCTCCACGAGCGGCTGGTGCCGCAGTTCCGCCGCGACTTCACCTTCTCGGTGGCCGCTCAGGATTTCGTCGCGCGGCGTGACGGGGCCAGCATTCGGCAGAGCGGCCGCTTCATCCGCGACATGGTCATGCAGGCCGCCGCGGCGCCGGCCACGATCGCGCTCGAGTTCCCCGACGAGACGATCCTCAACGTGGCGCTGTTCGACTACACCGAACGCATGGTGGCGCACTCGGCATTCGGCGGCCAGGCCTGGGCGCTGGACATCAACGCGACCCAGTTCGGCATCATCGAGATCCTGGGCCTGATCGGCCGTACGCGCGGCACCCGGGTCGGCGACCTGCGCGGTTTTCCCATTGCACAGACGCGGTTCCTTTAAGGAGGAGACATGAGCGGATCAACCACTGAACTGAATCTGGCGACGGCGGTCGATACCGATGACAATGCGGACTATTTAACACTGTCGCTGGCGAATTCCCTGCGGACGGTGGACGCGCTGTTCAACAACGTGACCGGCCACAACCACGGCGGGGCGCACCAGGGTGGGGCAATCGCTGCCGCCGCGATTCCGGGCGGCTCGATCACCAACGCCATGCTGGGCGCGGACGTCGCGCGCAACAATCTGCTGGTGAATGGCGGCATGGCTGTCGCCCAGCGTGGCAACGGCCCGTTCAACACCAACACGGCGTATACGGCAGACCGCTGGCAGATCGCCCTCGGCGGGGGATCGGCCATCTCGGTGTCCTGTGCATCCGCGGGGATCGGGGCAGGCGGTGGCGCGACCGTTCCCTGTGTCCAGGGCTCGTACACCCATTCGACCGCGTCGTACCTGTTACAGCAAGTGAAATTCGCCGGTGACGGCAATCACGTCGGGCACCTGGGGGGACAGACGGTGTCGCTGTCCATGCGGGTGTGGGCGAACGCGGCGAATGCGGTGCGTATCTCTCTGAGCACCGATGGCACCGGTCCACTGAATGCGGTCAGCAGTTTTCACCCTGGCAACGCCGCGCCGGCAACGCTCACGGTCAGTGGGCTGGTGCCGAACGACGCCACGGTGCTAAACGTGGAGCTGAATTTCCAGGCGACGTGCTCGCAGTGGTACGCAGGCCAGGCCATGCTGGTGGTTGGCTCGCAGCCAGCCAACTACGCGCCCCTACATCCGGCCGATGACCTCGCGCGGTGTCTCAGGTATTACGAGGTGATGGGATCACCTGGCGCAGGTGATATCTCGTTCAATGCCTACCAGAGTGCGGGAGCGTTCATCGGGTTCCCGATGACCTTGAGGGCGCTCAAACCCGTAGTGCCGACGGTGACCAAAGTGGGGACGTGGACCGTGATCAACTGCGGACAACCCTCGATTGCCGCACCGAGCGCCTTTGGATATCAGGTGGCTGCTGCGGTGACGGCATTGGGCGCGGCGAGCTTTGGCAACCAAACAGTCGGCAACACTATCACCGTGGAGGCCAACCCCTGATGAGTGTCAAAGTCACCTCCTTTGACGATCCCGCTGCGTACAGCTACGTCCATGACGACGCCTCCGGTGGCGCTCACGAAGGCACGCTCGATCCCACCACGGTCACCTACGCTGCCAATCCTGACGGTTCCCCTAACGAGAACGTGGTGGTGGTGCCGTGCCCGTTCGAGAACTGTGGCTCGGTGAGTTACTGGCCGCCAGGTGGTGGCGCCGACGCGTTGCTGGGCCAGTCGTTGCACGTCATGGTGGCGATGCAGCCCGGCCTGGAGCGATCGGCCAAAACGGCCGAGCAGGCCGCCGCCGAGGTCAAGCAGCGCGTGATCGACACCGACGGGGAAGCCCGTTGGGTCTTAGACGACCAGGTGCTGAAAGCTCTGGAGGCTACTCAGACATGACCGACTACAACATCGGGCCAGGTGTTCAGGCTGCCATCGACGAAAATAACGATTCCGCACGCAGCGATGAGCAGTACGTGATCCTCGAGCCCGGTCGGAAGGTGAGCCTCACGCTCGCCCGCGACGCCCAGTACTGGTATTACGAAGAAGATAATCGGGTCAATCGACTGGCTTTCTAGCGGGGATCGAGCCGGCACCACCGGCGGTTCGATGGGATCCCTACACACCGATGGCCCCGCAGTTGACCGATTGGTCGTGCAGCAGCTGCAGCTTGGATTGGGTGAAGGTGGCGACCGGCATGGAGGCTGCGAGTGATCGCTACACCACCACCATGCAGATCGGCTACACCGACCAGATCAATCCATGGGTAGGTCTTACGAACGTCGACGGTCCGGGTGCGGCGTTGCAGCAGGTACTCGCGGAGTACGGTCAGGCCAGCCAGCAGGCGTGGCTGGATTTCGACGCCGTCTATGCCCTGGCCCAGCAGACGACGGGCATGATGAGCGGCACTGCCTGGTTCCATTGGGTCGCCCTGAGGGGTGTGCAGGGCACCAACCTGTGGATTGCGAACTCGGCCCCAAACTACATGGGCGTGTGGGACATCCTGAGCCGTTCAGACTTTGAACGCCTCGGCGGCTTTTCGGTTGTGTACTTGGTCTGAAAGGGAGTTTTTCTGTGAACATTGCGATGCCGCCGATTACGATCGGCCTGATCCTGGCGATCATCATCCTGATCCTGGCCGTCATCGGGCTGGTCGGTGTCCTGCCGCTCAACCCCTTGATCGTGTTCGGGATGTTCGCCGGGTTGGCCATCTCGCGGATGATCTGACATGCTCTACGGCGTCGGCGGGCTGATTATCACCGTACTGATCATCGTCATCCTGCTCAGAGTCCTGGGCCTCGTCTAGTGATCGAGCAGCGCTGGAGTGTACGTCGCAGAGCGGCGGCATCGAGTGCGCCTGCTCGAGCGCGTACACCCATCGTTCCAGGGCAAACGGGAGCGATTTGGTCGGCGCGAGGCCGATTGTAGACCGCCCTGTGGCAGGTTTGACGTAGTGATTGTGACGCTCCGCCGAGGCCGCGCATCACGCTGTGTCGGCCTTGTGGTCCAAGCGTGAAACGTTCAGATAGAAGTGCTCAACATGCGCTGACGAACAGCCTTGCTTTGAGGTGGT